GACTCTTTCAAGTCTCTCTGGAAATCTAGGTGATTAAACCTTTTTAACCAGTATAATGGTTTTATAGACTTATCTATAAAAACTTATATTTGTTGAATAAACTAAAGTATTAGTGCTTAAGTGTAAAAACTTAACTAATACGGGTGGTACCCTATGGTCTGCCGTCCCGAAAGGAACAGCGGAATAGGACTACCTTATATCATTTGGTACAAAAACTAGTGCTGTTACTTTATAACAGAACCGGATTAAGTACTTCCTTTTAAAGGATATATAACACAATTTATGTCAAAAACTACAAGTTTTTTCAATAAACTGAAATTATATACAGATGTTTATAAGGCAGGATCTATGATCTCACTTTCAAATGAAAAACATTTGAAGTTAGTATTAAAGGAATTAGGATGACGTATTGTTACCCTATCAACCCTTTCTACTAAGGAGACTTCCCGTTTTAGAATGTTACACAATTTCGGAGTTTTTCTTCTTAAAATGAATAAAAACCACGGTCCTGTGTATACAGTTAAATACCTTAAAGCCTCTCAACTTTGCATTCAAAAGAAGCTAGCAGGCCAACCTTTCTCATCCATGAGAGAGGTTGAACCTGACTATAACTTTCCTAGATTATCCAAATCTGGACTTCCGTCTATAATTAAGACTATAGATAGAGCTTCGATTTGTAATAATAGTTATAAGATAATAAGGTTATATCTTTCTTTGTTTTCTCTATATAGAGTAATCAAAGTAGATTTTAACCCAAAACTTAATACTATTACTGATAATTTTAGTGGATCTAAAATCCATCTTGACGATTTTAACAGATGATTGGAATCTAATTCCAAAAATCTATTACAAATTTTCAAGTATGGATATTAAGGATTTGACTTCATATAGGATTCTTCCTATTACTAAGTCATCTCCCCTAGGATCTCATAGTTATAGACATTTAATACAATCTTATATATCTTTAAAGAATTCATCTTTCTGACAAGATATACTAGAGTATATTAAATGTACTAATTCTAAGAACTTCTCTATTCTATTCTCTAATATTGAATTTGTCATAGACAGATTTAAAATTAGAGCTATATCTGAATATTCTCATTTAGGTGCGTTATCTTTTAAAGAAGAAGCAGCAGGAAAATTAAGAATTTTCGCAATGGTTGATATCATTACTCAATCATTGTTAGAACCCTTACATAGAACTCTGTTTTCTCTTTTTAAGAAATTCCCTAATGACTGTACTCATGATCAAGGTAAAGGTTTCAAGTATGCTCAAGAGTTGTCTCTTAAGTATAATTGTTCTTTTGGTTTTGATCTAAGTTCAGCTACTGATAGACTTCCTATTAGTTCCCAAGTAGCTATTCTAAATAGTTTATTTGGAATAGGTTCTCAATGAGGATCTATTTTAACTAATAGAGATTATGTTATTCGTAAGAATAATTATAATATTCCGGAGTCTGCAGTAAGATATTCTGTAGGACAACCTATGGGAGCTTTATCTTCTTGAGCTATGCTAAATTTAGTTCATCATATGATGATTCAATTTATAGCTACTCATTTAAATAAAACTCCGAAGGGAGTCTGATATAGAGAATATATTGTGCTGGGTGATGATTTAGTTTTATTTGATAAAGATGTAGCTGACAGATACCTTTCTCTTTGTAAAGAGTTAGGTGTTTCTATTAACTTATCTAAGTCAATTATAGCTGAATCAAAACCAGTTGTGGAATTTGCCAAAAGAACTTCAGTTAATGGTGTAGATGTATCTGCACTTCCTTTTAAAGAGTTACTAACAGGTAACAATTTTTTTGGAAGATTAGCTATAACTACCCGTCTTATCCGAAATTCTTGAGGTAAAGACCCATTTAAGATACTTACCATAGGTAATAGAAGAAAGTCTGATTCAAAACTAGACTTAATTTATCCTATGATAGGTTTCTTAACACAATTATACCAAAATAGATTTATACCGCTAAGTAGCGTTTTATCACTGATAACAAATAGAGATAAACCATTATCGTTCTTCGGAAGAGATATCCGTTGAATGAAACCTGATTTAATTTCTAGATGTTTAAAATCTTATTTCAAGACAGGGTCTCTTGATAAGAATTTATTACCAGTGAGAGAACGTTTCTTTTCAGAAGTTAATTCCATAACTTTTAAAGTGATCTTACTTAATCGTATTGATGAACTCGTCAAACGAATCGATAAGATTTCTTTATTGGATTGTAGAATTAACCTCTTAGATAAGATTTTAACTTTTCCTGAGTTAGAAGAATTAAAAATTCTTCACCCTGAGGAAAATTTAAAACCTTTAACAGAAAGGATATATTTTTCGAAAATACGTAGTATCTTGATAAATATATCTCCGTTATCAGATATATATTTCACTCGTGATCGTTCAGTTGTCTCTATGAGATCCTTACGATTAGGGTTAGATGTAGATCTGAATCTAGGTAAAGGTGTTTCCTTAAAAACTCTAAAGTATAAGTTGGTATATCTTAATGAATTTAGAAGTAATGACAATTACTTCCAATCACAAAGATTTATCGACCTTAAGTTAGAAGATTTATTGAGACACCTAGAGGAGCTTAAATCTATATATAATGATTTAGAATTTTTCAAAGATAAGAAAGATAGTAATAAAGAAGTTATTGATAATCCTTTAAAAGTCTTAGACTTTATAAAAGATATTAATAATCCTAAATATCACGTTCAATCTGACTTCGTTAAATTCGACAATCAATATATAGATTCATCTGCTTTAGTTGATAAGGAACCCGGATTTAAGCCGAGATTCGATTTCGGTTCTAAAGCGAAGAAGATCAGTTTTACCTTTAAATAAAAGGTCCTGCTGGAATAAGCAACTCTGTTGTGG